GTCTGAAAAATACATGAATAATCGGAAAACTACAGACGCCTCACCACAACTTTCGCAGACATTTCCCAGTGAAGTACCGAATATATATACACCAAAACCAATCGAAACCCATGGAATGTTAGGGCAACCAGACTCGAAAATGGAACATAATAATTTCGGTGATATAACACCACAAGTAAGGACAAGTGGTAACGAGATATTAGATATGCGAGGTAGGATGTTTGATAATGGGCGCATGAATAACCTGTCTCCAATAGAAAAACAACTTGTCGGTCCAGGTATAGGTGTGGGTCCTAATGTTCCGGCAACAGGTGGATATCAACAACTTGTCAGGGTTAATCCTGAAAATGTAGGGGCTTATAGACTTACAACTTTACCCGGTAGAACTGGACCAGGTTTTGACACATTCGGTGGGCGTCGTGGCAAGATGGGTGAGATTGCGAATAATAGACCCGAAAAAACAGCATTTTTACCTAGTCGTCGCCCCACTGTCGGCGGGAGGTCTCAAGGTTTTGATGGACATGTTATTCGAGGAACACATGTAAATGGTAAACGTCTGACAAATCGTTCGCATACCGGAATGCGGAATGATGGTCTAAACTTTCCAGGTGCTAAACGCATAGTGTCCAATGTCACTATGACGTCAGACCCTACTAGAAATAAGAAGGATGGTAATATGGAACAATATATTTACAATAACCAGGTCGCACCAAATATAAGTAACTATTCTCATGGTTATGTTGTTTCACCTGGTGTAGCGATCGGGGGCTCCCACCCCCACTCGAATGATAAATTGTTTCAATATGGTTTCCGTCCAGATGATAAACGTGGTAAAGCAAATAGAATCGGTAATGCTGGGAGAATGAACGTACGCGCGGGGCCTCTTAATCAAGGTGGGTTAGTTACAACTGCACGAAATGACTCAACGCATATGAATCGCCACACAGGACCCATCAATGCTGGGTGGACACAACAATACACAAATCAAATGTATCATAAATTCAATGCTTATAAGGGTAATATAAATCCCAATTCAACTAATGAAAGTCTAGCTATAGCTAAGCAGCAAAATAACAGTAATCCCATAGCTCAAAAACTATTATAATTTAATTTCCGAGTAATAACACCCATTAAAATATTATCAGTGTATTTTAATGAGCGTATACACGTTAGATATAGATAGTAGTGAACGAAATCCTATATCATTTCCAGATCCAGGAGATTACGTTGTCGAATTGAAAAATCCTATATACAATGTAAAAAAATTAACCATAGTTTCTGCACGAATTCATGCAAGTCAGCTACTGATAAACGACCATAATAACACGTTTTCTATAACGACAAATGATTCGACATCTTCTATTATACTCGAAAATGGTAATTATAGTGGTAAAACCTTAGCTGATGAATTGAAGTATAAGTTAGAGCCTTTAATGACAAGTGTGATATACGATAAAGATAAAAATGATATAAAGTTCACAGGGGTTTCGAATTTTACTTTCGATTTCTATGATGGTATAAATGGTTATATATCTGAGTTTAATAATTCAAATAAAACCACTCCACATGACATACTAGGATTACCAGCTAGTAACATATCATCTTCGAATAATATGTTAACTACGGGAAGTCTCAATTTACAAGGTCCTGATGCTCTTGTTATAAAGATTAGTAGCGGTGCTGAAGAATTAAACAAAATTATATATTCCGATACACCGTTTTATACTGGTCGTATTTTAATGTGTGGGGATGTAATTAATCATTCTGGTCAAGATGACATAGTCGAACATAATTTCGATACAGGTTCACAGAATATAAGTAAATTACGTATACAGTTTTACTACAGTAGTAATAATCGCTTAATTCCGTATGACTTTAGAAATGCGAATCATATATTAAAATTGAATATAACATGTACAACTGATAAGCTTAAAACTATACCAACTATAAAAAAGGATTTTTCACTTCCGAAACCTATTCACATACCCGATAATGAGAATCTGAATAAGTGGAATGCGTTTATTTATATATTTTTTATAATAGTTACTGGAATGTTTTTTATCATACTCACTAAACCCACACGAATTAACGGGTAACTGCATAAACAGGGGAACCAGGCTTTTTGACACGTTTAGATAAACGAGAAATGACCATGTAAACAACAACAGATAGTAATGTTGTGAAAAGTGCGGTAAGAGCGTAATTGAGACCACCATTCTTCTGTACACGGACAACCTGATGAATACTCCAACGAACGAGATCCATCCAGGAAAGAGCGGCAGCGAAGGAGAAACCAGCAACCACCGCGTTCAGGGATTGTGTCTCAAGTTCACGGGATATGGCCATGAGGGTATCGGTAGCAGCTTCTGCAGACATTTTTATATTATATACAGATTTTTTATTCTGGTAATAAATCTTCCTCGAGTAAAATTTTTCTGTATTTTTCATGTTTATAACCCTTGACACAGTTGTTTTTTTTGTCATTTTCGGATTCGGAATCAGATTCTGAATCCGAATCTGATTCCGATTCTGAATAGTCACAACTCTTAAACAATTTATATACATTTCTATTCCATCCCTCTGGAGTGTGACATGTTTTCATTACTATCAATAGCATTTTTTATCATTTCCTCTGACGGATTTGTTGGTCTCCATGATTCCCAGGCATTATACGCGTCGTTGACAAGATTAAATTTCACATCATCCCCTGAATACGGTTCAAATAATTCATCCTCATCATCAACAGTATCTATATCATATTCGTCATCATCATCGTCATCATCGTCATCATCGTCATCATCGTCATCAGAATTTTCATCTGTGTAAATTTCTGGAAAGTGGGAGCCGATGCGATCGCCTACTGTATTCATTGCGCAATATTTCATACAATATTCCAAATCTTTACCAAGAATTATATCCCTTCCACACGCCCTTGCGTAGTGCCCTGATAAAACTAACGCACTTTCTAATACAGGTGTTACAATATCAATAGCCGACTGGGCCATTTGGGAAGAGAAGTTGTCCAGTTCCATTTTTGATACGTAATATATTATAATTTATTGCATAAACTCTAAGTTCTCTTATATCTGACGTATTGTTATTTAGGTTGAGTGATATGAGCTGATCTTTGATATTACTGAAATTCACCTGACCCGTTGGGTACCATTTTTCTGGTTGTAATGCAAAACTGTATGAATAAAAACGTCTAAATAGCTGTGTTCTAGAATGATGTATTCCACTCTGAACTGCTCTTAGATTTATTAGATTTCCAGTTACGTTATCAAGGATGATTTCTTTGTCTAATGTCATCTCCAAACTTACCAAGTTTTCGTAATTAATATATTTACCATTCACGGGGTAAATTTGTGAAGGATGGTCATAATCGAAGTAACTATATAACTTATCTTCATTACTCACACGTGAAATTACGAAATACAGTTCTTTTATTGGGTTTGAAAAATTCAATCTAAATTTGTTTACAGTAGCACCTTCTTCCAAAGATTGAGGAATTCCGAAAACATTACGCTGAACTTGTGTGATGATATAATCCCTTTGAAGGGAATTAACAAAATTTCTTTCTATTCTGTCAAGTAGTACCATCTCGGTATGAAGATAAACCGAATTAATCTTCATTGTTGTTTCGTCGAAACCTTCGTCTATTGCATTTAAATAGTTATATACACAAAATTTCCCTGGACTCAATTGAACTTCTATTTCACACTCTTGAGTTTTAAGAGCTTGTAATGGTATATATAATGCTGGATTATTATGAAAATAGAATGGAATGTCGATTATATAAGTTCTGGGTTTAACTGCATTGTCAAGGTAATTGTCTATAGACTCCGACACAGAATCACCTGATATTTCGTTTGGATTTTTACCTATTAATTTAGATAAATTTACTTGTTTGGATTGTGAAACGTACTGCTCACTATAAATTTGTAACCAGTCACGGGGAATTCTTTGAATCAATTGACCACCTATTGTCAAATCGACGTATTCTATAATAGCATGTCCTATAGATTCGATGTATTTATAATATGTACCATCTCGTTCTAGTGATGGTAAATTTATATGTAATCTTATGGATTTAATTAGATCGCCAGAGTCTGACGGTATCGTACATTTTAACTTGTTACCGTATCCAATTTCACCATTAAACTCATGCCTTATATCGTACATGGCGAAATTTGTATGTTTCCTGAACCTTTTTATAAAATGTGTGAATTCAGGGTTATCTGTAAAAAATGTATCCTGGTTTCCAGACGTAGCAAGTTGCACACGACCGGCCATTACTAATAGTACCTTTTAAAATTTTAAACCTGCTAAACCACTTTTCACACTCAATACATTATAATTTAATGCGTATATATCTACATTAATATTACGATTAGGAGATATGTCGTCCAATTCTATATTTATATGTTTATGGATAATTCTACTCATATTTAATTGACCAGTTGGATGATGTTTTTCTGGATATAGTGAAAATGAGTATGTGTAAAATTCATATGCGGGGTCTGGGCATCCAGTGTGAAAATTAAAAGAGTTATGGAATGCGAGTTCCATACCCGTCTTATCGAATACAGTAGAACCATTACACATGAACTTCACATTTTTTATTCGTCTATGATCAGATTTTTTATATCTCGACCCTGAACCTACGACGATATCAGAAAATGATTGATCATTCGAGTCTGTATCAATTAATGAATCGTATTCCCCATCTATCGGGTTTGTATCTTCTTTTGCTAATATAAATAATTCCTTTACAGGGTTTTTAAAATTTAATAAAGCAGATTTGATTATTTCAGCTGGTTTAAATATTACGGTAGATTTTTGTAATTGAGTTATCACGTATTCCATGGGACGTGTTCTCAAGAAATTTTTTTCATCGTTTGATATAAAGTAGAAATCTGATATAAGTGAGGCGTTTATTATTGAACCTTCATTAGTCTTTTGTCTAAGCACGTCACCACCATCTTCAATCGTATATTTAAATGTTATATCATCGTCAGATTTTTTGAATGATATCTTAATTTCTACTAATTGTCTAGTTATAGCACATATCGGTATAGCTAAACTAGGATACCTAAAGAAATAGAACGGTAAATTGACATAAAATGTGTTATATGATTCTGAAACTGTTAAATGATTGCCATGTCCATTCATAAAATACATTGTTTGTTTTACATCATCTTTATTATTATATAATTGGTCATACATGGTAATATAATCACCTGTTAAACGTTCTATAGTTTGTCCACCTATTATCAAATCAACATGCTTTATTATATTTTTAGCTATAGGCTGATTGTAAAAATGATACTGGGGAGGTGTTCCTGTTATATCGTGAGCGGGTAGATTTCCTAATTTTACTTTTAAAAGTACACTGCGTAATAAGTCACCGATATTATTGGGGATTCTACAGTGTAATGTTTTGCCTAGTGAAGCGTCACCCGTCAGGGGAATCTCTACCGCCTCGGTAGAGAATTTAGTATGCCGTTTAAATACCGTGACAAAGTATGAAAATTGCGGTTCGCCAGTAAGCCAGTGGTCCTGGACACCCCTGGCAGTAAGTTGCACTCGACCTGCCATTCCTAATACACGTGAGTAAAATTTTATGAAATAAAACGGGGCAGTATTATAGATGGATTTACGTTTACGAAAATTTAACCCCGCCACAATTGCAGACGATAAAGTATGTGTATTTATAGGGAAACGTAATACGGGAAAATCAACACTGGTAACAGATATATTATGGTATAAAAAACATTTACCAGCGGGTATAGTGCTATCAGCAACAGAAGAAGGTAATCACTATTATCAGCAATATATACCAGATTTATTTATATATGGGGATTATGACCGTGATGCGATAGAACGGGTGATGGACCGACAGCGAAAATTAGTGGGTGCAGGTAAGACAAATTGCGGTGCTTTTCTTCTTCTAGATGATTGTATGTATGATAGTAAATTCATGCGGGATACTTGTATTCGGCAATGTTTCATGAATGGGCGTCACTGGAAGATATTCTTTATGCTTACTATGCAATATTGTATGGACTTACCACCAGCACTTAGGGCTAATGTCGATTATGTATTTATTTTACGTGAAAATATAATTCAGAACAGAGAAAAATTGTACAAGTCATTTTTCGGTATATTCCCAAACTTTGATATGTTTAATAAGGTTATGGATGCATGCACAGAAAATTACGAATGTATTGTATTAGACAACACTAGTAAGAGTAACAAGATAGAAGATTGTGTATTCTGGTATAAAGCTCGATTACATAAGAACTTCAAAGTAGGAGCACCAGAATATTGGCAAGCCCATAAAAAACTGTTTAATAAGGGTCAAAATTTGAATAGAATAGACCCCAAAAACATAAAAGGACGGGTATCTCCAAACTTCAAGGTTACGAAACAGGGTAAATAAAAAATAGTGTAATGTTAAGATATGACATCGAGTAGAATATCTATAAAAAAGTCTACGACTAATAGTACGACTAAAAGAAAGGCAGAGACTGTTAAGAGACAGGTTAAAAATAGAAGTGTGAAATTATCTACAAAAAGAGGTGGGTCTATTAATATGTATTTCCTGGTCAATAGGTTATACAAGAATGCGAAAAAACTTCATATACCCAGGAATGTTTATAATCTTGGAACTGTAACCAGTCTTAATAATCGTTATCTTTCCGTCCGATTAAGTAGAAAACTGATCAATAATTTGAAAGATATTTATTTTAACAAGTCACTAAAAAATCAATCTGAGTATGTAGGTGTAATACCATTTACAATGAAAAACACACGGAATTATGTGAATTTTCATTCACCTACTGCTCGTACAAATTTTAACTATAAAGTTGTGCGTCCTACTGTAGAAGAGTTAAAACAGTATATAGTTTACCATACACACCCCATACCATTGGGTAATAATGGAAATTTATTTACATACCCGAGTAGGTTGGATTTTATTACATATATAGAACAATATCCCAACATACAAGCGAATTTAATTTTAGAATACAATGGGTATTACATAATAGACTTATTAGAAACAAACATGAAAAAACCTAACCCCTCGTCGGTAAATCAACTTTTCACAAAACTTGTAAATGAGAGTGAATTTAAAAGTCTTGAAATTGTGTATAGGGGTTTATTATATGTAAAGACCACTACATATTCATGGAAACGTTTTATTAATAGATATATAGATCCGATTATGCGTCGTCAATTCGGTATCTCCATTAAATATCATATATGGTCGGATCTGGGTAAGATTACTTTAATAGATAAAAACTTATTCTGAATGATCAATGTTGTAACTTCCGGTCATGTATGAGACAATAGAAAAGAACGAGTAAAAATTGGTAATACTTAAAAAATATCCGTTTAAGTATATCAAAGGTAGTGGATGAAGGTTAAGGTCATGACGCCATCTATGGCAATAAAAAAGACCAGTGTGAAATTATCTAGGCGAGTTATCCAGGATTTAAAAGAAGTTAGTAAATTATCCTCAGTTAAACAATGGGAATATGCTGGAAACGTGAAATACATGGGTGAGGGTTTATTCAGTAAACCAAGTAAAGTGACTTCTGAAAAACGGAATTGTGTCGATATAGACGAAATCGTACAGGTTTGGTACTCTGAAATTTCATATCATACTCACCCTGGTATAGGATATAATGAAGATGTCACATGTCAAAGTACACCTATTTTCACCACACTTCCCAGTAACGCAGATTTTGAGGCGTATATAAAGGGATTTCCACAAATGCAGGTTAATATCATATGCGATTCACATGGGTATTACGTAATCGACATTCTTCGTTCCACGTACGATTTTGCGCTACCTTTACCCGCATCTATTAACGTGTACATGAGAAATCTCCGTTCTACACCTTTCATGCGTATATGTGCATTCTCTGATGAAGGTCTGGAGTATTTTCACACGACTGTGAAAAACTGGAAACAACAGATCAATGAAAATGTCAGTAAAGACCTTATGAAACTGTACGGAGTTTCGATCATGTACTACACATACGATGAAGAACCCCCAGAAATTACCATATATCAGGGTATAGACGTAGTATAGATTCCTCTAACTCATCCACCTCATACCACGCGAGGTGACACGCATTAGATGTTCTATCCTTACTACATATTTCATGAGCTTCTTGCACCGCTTCCTTATAGCGTAGACGAAGTCTCATATTTTCTCGCATTTTCGGTATTGGTGATACAGGTGGATTTTCGTAGATGTGATTGAGTACATTTTCGCGTGTCTTGGCTAATCGGTGTTTATAATATTCTTGTGGTGTTTGACAAATGCATAACATACTCGTATACTATATAAAGATGGTGTTATCTTTATATAGTATATTGACATAAAGATTTTAAGCGTGAATATACAAATGATTAATTCAACTCTGAAGAATGTTGAAGAGATGCCAGGACTTTCAATAAAAGAACGTCAAGAAATTCAAGTAAAGAAGAAGAAGGATGCTATAAAAAAGGCTGAAAATTCTGAAAAAAATATATTCAAATCCTCGTCGAGTAAAAATAGATTTATTGAATTTCTGGAATGTCGTCTTAAAATATGGGAACGTGAAAAGGATAAAACATTTCACGGTAAGCGGATGTATGAAAAAACGAAGACAATCTTAAATTCATTATCTGAACTGTAATTTTAAACAACATCGATAGATGATCGTTCTAATCCCATACTTCTTCGTCTATCCTTTATTTGCCCGAATGCGTTTAACCATCTATTAACTACTCGTTTGGATGAAACGATTGAGTTTGTTTCGTCGTTAACAACGATACTTAACCCGTTACATACATCTGGTTTATTTTCACGGTCAGCGAATTGAATTAGAAACGCTTCGATGGATATTGACGGAATATCAGGAGCTTCGTCTAATAATCGATCATATTCTTCTCTACATTTCAAAACAAAATCAACAACATTGGCCCTGTGTTTTACATCTAATGAAAGTTCCATATCAACATTTCTGTAAAATTTAGACCATTGAATACACATGGATGAATGTGACTCTGACAAACTTAAACTCTGACTAAATTTCGATATACTTGATAATATACCTCCCATCACATTTAGAAATGCGAAAAAATATTGCACGACTATTATCCGCGTTTGAGTATCTGAACTAATATTTGTATTACCACTTGGATTTAACACAGCAAAACCACCCACCCCTGTTATAGACGCTATTATTATAGACGGATAAGCAAGCCAATCATTATTACGTTTATAATACAACCTAGAATGATTATGTAACCATCTATATCCCGCAGCCTTTTCAGCCCATTTAATCAATAGTCTCTCCTGTTTTTCGCACCATATACATGAAGTCGACTCATGAGATACATCACCCATACTGTTTTATATTGAGAAAAAGATATCATTATATGACTAAAACGTTTTATCATTCCAATAATTGAACCCTTGTAACTCCTGGTGGTGGCGGTCACGAGCCGGTTCCATCATATTTTCCATTCCTGTATCCTTTAGCATTAGAAAAACACCAAGCACTAGGTGTTCCTTGAGTTCCAGCACACCACCCAGAGTTAGAACAACATTGTTTACCCGGACACCTCTTATAACCGTTACTGCGTCCACATCGTCCATTTGTGGAAACATTCGGATCTGGTGGTGGCGGTGGCGGTGGTGGCGGTGGCGGTGGTAGGGATTCAAGAAATTGGACCCCTCGAGACTCGGATAGTGACGTATCACCTAATCGCTCGTCATCTATCTGTCCACCTTTATATGTTTGGTCAAGTAGTTCCCCGAAGAAACCGTCACGCCGCGTATTCTCTTGCTGTATTTGATAGTCACTTTTAAGAGCCTCTAATTGACCTCGTAAAGAGTTTGCCTCTACCTCGGTATCGCTGATTTTATCTCTGTTAGTGGAAGCATAATCATTGATTTTATCTCTGATAGTGGAAACATAATTTATATGGTCTCTTTCAGCAATGTCCAATTGTTTATGAAGGTTCGTTATCTCATTATTAATAGTATCTATTTGGGATTTAAGTTCATCTATAGGAGTCGTGATAAGATCCTTAATCATATCGTAACTTGGATATGGTTTACTCCCATTAGAATATTCTTTTAATTTCTCCCTGTCACTCTTATTACCATACACAGTATTTAAGAATTTAATCTCATCAGCGGTAAGAACACCTTCATCAACAGGAGCAACACCCCAAGAACCATCTGACTGTATCTGAGCATGGTAATGTGTTTCCAACCTATTATAATCAGTTCCACTATCGTTCATTTGACGTGTGAGTATCGAAGCTGCTATTCCTTCACGGGCTTCGTAAGGTTCACTTGAACGTAAGAAGATCAATGTCATAATCGTTACCGACAGTACGAAAAATAATATTGAAATACGTCTTGAAGTTAACATATATATACTACAGATATTTTATCAACAGTCTCTCATGCTTTTCGCACCATATACATGAAGTCGACTCGTGAGATACATCACCCATACTATTTATATTGAGAAAAAGATATCATTATATGACTAAAACATTGTACTGTTGTTTAAAAAACCCTGAAATCGTGTAGCCATGGACGCACCTTCAAGTGACACAGTACTACCCCCACCACTCACCAGTTCCCTCAATTTTGATATTTCATTTTTCATATTTGTCGTATTATTTTGAGCTGTAAGTAATTCCTGATTCAGGCGGGTTTTTTCAGCTGTTAATTCCCGATCCAAGCGGGTTTTTTCAGCTGTTAATTCGGCAAGTCTTGCATTTATGCGTACTCTTTCAGAGATTTTTTCTTCTTCTATTTTTGAGACCTGTCTCAGGTTACCTTCAACAGTTTCAATATCATTCGCAGATGGGAATCTTTCTTCATTTTCTAAAAATAATCTAATAAGCTCCTTACCCTCGTCGGTCTTGTAATATTTTTCCATGAAAAGAATATCATCCCCGGTAAACATGACCTGCGATTCCAAAGGTCCAGCTCCCTGTGTTAGATCTGCATCTTCGACTATCCAGTTATCATCTTCATCACGGTTAGCCCTGAAGTGAGTTAAAAGATTATTCACTTTCCGTTTATCTTTATCATACTGGTGTGTCATAATTGCTGCATGAAGAGGTCTATTCGGTTGTGCTGCCATTTACATTATACATATAAAAAAATAAACGTTTTATCATTCCAATAATTGAACCCTTGTAACTCCTGGCGGTGGCGATCATTAATTAGTGACCTCACAGCATGTATATTGGTACATATTATTACTATGTCCGTCATTTACATATTTGAATTTAGTTAGTACTTCATTGTCATTACATTTTGGATGAACACCCGAGACACCGTTCCATCTCCCAGTATCCCACCAAAGATTTGGCGGAGTCATTATGTCTTCACGGCATGTACCCGATGTCTCTTGACTACTACACTTATAATCATATTTGAATTCCTTGGGCCTGGACCACCCACCATCAGGCGCAGTATTGAGTTTAAATTGTGAAATTGCCTTATTCTCACAATCAACGGTATGATTGCTTAGAGCTGTGATATTACCAGTACCACCTCCTGCATATCTGTAATCAGTACTTTTAGCAACTCCCGGGGAGCTTTCATTATTATTACAAGTATATTCATAGCTCCCCGAGTATCCATCTAGATCAAATTTGAATCCCGTAAGTTCGCCATTCTCACAGTCCACATCAAAGCCAGTTAATTCCGCCACTCGGTAGCCTACTCTGCCTTGAGGGAACTTTATTGTGTTGAATTTTTTAACCTCTGGCGGTGGTGGCGGTGGCGGTGGCGGTGGTGGCGGTGGCGGTGGTAGGGATTCAAGAAATTGGACCCCTCGAGACTCGGATAGTGACGTATCACCTGATCGCTCGTCATCTATCTGTCCACCTTTATATGTTTGGTCAAGTAGTTCCCCGAAGAAACCGTCACGCCGCGTATTCTCTTGCTGTATTTGATAGTCACTTTTAAGAGCCTCTAATTGACCTCGTAAAGAGTTTGCCTCTACCTCGAAATCACTGATTTTATCTCTGCTAGTGGAAGCATAATCATTGATTTTATCTCTGATAGTGGAAACATAATTTATATGGTCTCTTTCAGCAATGTCCAATTGTTTATGAAGGTTCGTTATCTCATTATTAATAGTATCTATTTGGGATTTAAGTTCATCTATAGGAGTCGTGATAAGATCCTTAATCATATCGTAACTTGGATATGGTTTACTCCCATTAGAATATTCTTTTAATTTCTCCCTGTCACTCTTATTACCATACACAGTATTTAAGAATTTAATCTCATCAGCGGTAAGAACACCTTCATCAACAGGAGCAACACCCCAAGAACCATCTGACTGTATCTGAGCATGGTAATGTGTTTCCAACCTATTATAATCAGTTCCACTATCGTTCATTTGACGTGTGAGTATCGAAGCTGCTATTCCTTCACGGGCTTCGTAAGGTTCACTTGAACGTAAGAAGATCAATGTCATAATCGTTACCGACAGTACGAAAAATAATATTGAAATACGTCCTGAAGTTAACATATATATATATACTACAGATATTTTATCGTAGTGGTGGCAGATGCCCTCGCCAATTTATCAACTTCCTCGTTTTTTGAGTTTCCGTTATGTGCTTTTACCCATACCCATTCCACAAGTCTTAATTCTCGGCTAAGTGCATCTATATCCATCCACATATCCTTATTTTTCACATGAGAACCCGATACGGTTTTCCAACCGTTTAATTTCCATTTATGTATCCATTGAGTAATTCCATTCTTCACATATGTACTATCCGTGTGGATACGAATGAAATAAAGGCCATCTTTCTTACAACGGCGTAAAGCTTCTATGACAGCTTTCATTTCCATTACATTATTAGTAGTATATGGTTCGTGACCCGTTATAGTGAACAGGTCACTAATGACACCCCAGCCACCCGGTCCAGGATTCCCGATACAACTTCCATCTGTATAAATATCGTACATGATTAGTTCTCGTTTATATCCTTTATGTTTACACGGTTGCTGCGACTTTTTAAATCATGATACTCTGAAGCCTTCTTAGGTGTTTTACAAATCGTATCACCACAATGATCCCTATTCTGATAGATAGAATTGATGGATGTTGAAATTTCACTACAAGATTTTAGGGACCAGCGTCCCAGAAGAGGTTTATCCGCTTTAATAAAAAGTTCAAACACTCTCTTGAACATTATCTATAATGAGAGGCTTACGTTTAAGTTAGAGATTTGGTTATATGGATACACAAATGAAAATAGAGATCTCAAATGCAGATCTTATCGATAAGATTACAATCCTAGAACTAAAAATGGAAATTTTAAGTGGGACAGATTCACTAAAAGAAATGAAAAAGGAATATGACCTTATCACACCCCATGAAATGAAAAGCTCATATAGAGATGAATTGAAGAGTGTAAATCGGGGTATATGGGAATTTAGGGAGATCAATCGTCAATTACATTCCAGGGGAGTATACAACAACACATTCATTGCAAATACTAAACGAATTATAGATCTAAATAACGAACGTGTGAAACTAAAACAAAAAATTAATACTGAGACAAATTCCACTATTATAAATCAACGAGGGTATAATACCCCGATACCATCACCATCACCATCATTCGGTTCACTGGATGACTCTGTATTCTTCATGGACAAACATTAATATCTTCGCAACCGTGCTGATCGGCGCAAGGGTGGCGGTCTAGTAAGTTCCTCAAATTTAGCAACATACTTCGCAAATCTATGATCACATCTAGCTCCTTCTTTTGCCTTATCAAGGGCGATATGAATAAGTTTTTTATCGCCACGCCCCTCTGTGAAAAGATCGTAATATCTGAGTATTACCTCAAACATAGACACTCCCATAGTTCTATTAAGTTCTTTGTTTGTCTCGCCCTGTACGGTGTCCAACATCATAGACAGGGTAGTAATCAATTGGGTACGTGAAAAGTTGGGCATTTTAATTTAGAAAACAAAAAATGTAGGTCGACTTAGGTTATGTTAACCAACTTAAAACATATGATCATGTAAAATATAGTGGAATGAATAGTTTGACGAAATATATCTTCAAAGCCCCGAGTGTTAAAGTTGATACAAAGGAACGTACTGTCGAGTATAGTCCGCGTTCATATACACAGTTCATACAGGGTCTGAAAAAGAAGGAACTTCCCGCTGTAGTCGTTCGTCCTAATAAGAACATTGCCGTGTTCCAGGAAGAGAACGGGGATTACGGTGACGTACAGATCGTCCAGACCGAACAGCTATGGAACACACTCATGGAGAGTGGTGCTGAAGTCATAGTGGATAATACGCAACCCATGTCTCTTACCGAGAACCTTGTCATGTTCTTTTTTGTCGCGTATGCGTTTACACTCGCGCGTACATTATTCGCATCGAGAAGCGAAGGTGGAATGGGAATGCCAAACCCTTTTATGAAATCTGCGGACTTCAACATGGAAAATGAAGTGACGACACGTTTCAAGGATGTTGAGGGTATTGATTCTGCGAAGGATGAACTCGAAGAGATTGTTGACTTTCTCAAAAACCCTAATAAGTATTACGGGAGTGGTGCTCGAATTCCACGAGGTGCGTTGCTCGCCGGGGACCCTGGTACAGGTAAAACGCTATTGGCGCGTGCTATCGCAGGTGAATCGAACGTTCCTTTTCTTCAGTGTTCTGCAGCAAGTTTCATTGAGATGTTCGTAGGTGTAGGTGCTAAACGTGTACGCGAACTGTTTCAACAGGCTCGTGAAAATCAACCATGTATCATTTTCATTGATGAGATTGATGCTGTAGGCAAGAAGCGTGGTGGTACTACTACACCCGGGAACGATGAGCGTGAACAAACTATCAATCAACTTCTCACAGAGATGGACGGTTTCGATAACGAGACTGGTATTGTCGTCATCGCTGCGACGAACCGTGTAGATATTCTCGACGACGCACTACTTCGCCCAGGTCGTTTCGATCGCAAAATCCAGGTTTCCCTTCCGAGTGTTAAGGGTCGCCTTAAGATTTTAGGAGTTCACGCGCGAGGTAAGAAGTTCGCACCAGATGTCCGTCTCAAGAACATCGCGAAACAGACAACCGGTTTCTCCGGTGCAGATCTAGCTAATTTCCTCAACGAGTGCGCTATCCGCGCCGTGAAGGAAGGTGACGGTATCATCACGAACGATATCACTGAGAACGTTTATCAGCGTATTGTCGTAGGTGCTAAAGGTGATGTTAAGTATTCTATGCGTAAGAAGGAGCTCGTGGCTTATCACGAGGCTGGACACGCTATCATCGGCGTTCTCGTACCTGATTACGATACAGTTCGTAAGGTTTCTATTATGCCCCGCGGGGCTGCTGGTGGTGTGACATTCTTCCAGCCCTCTGAAGATAACGCAGACTCACCCTTCTACACGAAAGAGTATCTACTCGCTCAGATCCTAGTCGCCCTAGGTGGTCGTGCAGCTGAAGAGGTTATTTACGGTGCTAACCGTGTCACGACTGGTGCGAGTTCCGATTACGCGATGGTGTACCAGATTGCCCGTGAAATGGTCACGACATACGGGTTCGGTAAGAATAATTACGATTACCGCAACCTCTCCCCGTCAGCTGCTCTTAAAGTTGATAACGAAATAGATAACATCGTATCCCAATGTTACAGGTACGCACTTCAGATGCTGGTAGAGAACAAGGATATACTCGAGGAACTCAAGGAATTACTCATCGAAGAGGAGATCGTCGATGGGGAGGTCGTGTATGATATGATTGGACGAGGAAGATGTAATTCGTTTGACTGCTCAGTCAGTTTTGAATAAACAAATAAATAACAAATTCACTTTTAAATAGCATGGATGTGCGTTTTAAAATTGAAATACAAATATTTTTTAGAAAACTAAGACTAAATGCTTAGTTCGAGAAAGCAAGTCCGCCCATACCCGATTGGATGCGGAGGACGTTGTAGTTGACCGCAAACATATGGAGATTTGTGGCGGCGGTGTTGTCACCTACAGTCTTGACAGCTACCTGGGCGTTGTCTATTCTCGAAAAATTGCAGGAACCTGTGGGCTGATGCTCCTCGGGCTTGAGTGCGAAAGAGTACGAGTATATACCCGCATAAGGAGAACCAGTGTGATGCTGGAAGGATTGAAGCTGGTTGAAATACTTACCAGACTGCTCTTTCATACGATCCTGACCATTGAGTACAAGCTTGAAAGTATCGATAGTACCTACAGCCTCTTCAGTAAACTTCTGAGCACCAGTGGAGAAAAGCATAGGCGCACCCGAAAGCGAAGTAGGAACGAGACCGGCAGCAGCGCCAAGAGTGGCGTCAGATTCCATGATTATGTCACCATCCCCAGCCGTCTTGGTAAAGTTCCAAAGACCTTGCTGAGCTTCGTTCGCGCTGAGAGCCCATACAAGTTCCTTAACGGGGTGATTGTACGAGAGACGCACCTGCTTTGTACCACCAGAAGCAGTTACCGAGTCGACACCCGTGTGCTGAACCTGCTCGATGAGGTACTCATGACCCTTCTGAGCGAAGCGACGACGCTCCTCGGTGTCAAGGTAGATGTAGTTAGCCCACACCTTGAAAGTGGAGCCATCAGTGTGAGTGGAGAACTGATCCGATAGGTCAAAGTCCAGGCGCACCTCGTGGTACTGAAGAGCGATGAGGGGGAGCGCGAGACCGGGGTTGCGGTTGAAAAAGAAAATCAGGGGGAGGAACACCTGAGAACCTACCGCAGTGGTCATCTTACCCCACGAGGCCTTCTTAGACTCGTCGAGGTAAAGCTCAGAATAGAGACGCCACCACTTCTGGTAAGTTTTATCTATACGCTGACCACCAATGGAAAGTTCGACATCCTTGATCGCGCGCTCGGCTACCCAACAAGCATCAGCGCCGGAAGTGGATGTATTAGACTCGAGACCAGCCTTAGACTTGAGCTCCACGTACATCTCGGAAACGAGATCACCATTGCGTGCAATTGTAACAGAAACGCGACCGGAGTCAGCGGCAGTACCGTTTACGGTCTGCTCGATGTTCTCCATCGCGAAGTTAGTGTGGCGGCGGTAGACCGCCTGAAAAAAAGTAACCTTAGGATTTCCAGTCAAGTAGACATCCTGGGCGCCATAAGCGACGAGTTGCATGAGACCACCGGCCATTGTGAGTTGTTGTACTATATACCAACATTTTTTTTGAGCCGCGAAAAACACAGCATCATTTTTCCTGAATATATAACACAATGTCCGAACATATACAAGACAAAACTGTAAAATTTCAAAACGATTCCGATTCCGATTCTGAATCCGAATCCGATACTATATCTGATATTGCATCCGTAAATATTGACGAATTTAATCCAGAACACTCGAATGGTGACGATGAAGATGAACCTACTATTGAAAACATACTTGCATCCACACTCACTACTTCGGAAGGGGATACTATATGTAGTGCCCTGGTAAACATGGGATATCAAATCGAAATTCAGAATAAAATCCTGGTTAAACTTTTATCAATTCTTCAGAAAAAATAACATTGCTTAAAAAAAGAAATCTATATTCATAAAATGACTAGAGTCGCTACACATTATATAGGTGAATCTCCAAATGAAGATGATGCAATGAGTGCGATGTGGTCTAACGAGATTCAAAATTATTCACATGACGAGGTGATCAAACTTCTCCTACAGATGGAAGATATGTGGAAAATAAACGATCGTAACAATCCATATTTGCCACTAGGGCCTGGTATTCGTAAAAATTTTTTCACGTCAAGTGAATTATCTGAAGATGGTCTACCATTAAACATAGACATAACAAACGTCGAGGCAAAATCCAAACGGATTAAAGAGAGACTGTGTGAAATTTACCATAGAGCCCATACATTAAGTATGATGGATATTGAAGATGATAATGATATGAAAATTTCCGTGCGAATCAATCGATTGATAGATCAAGTTGATGATGGATGGCATATGGTATTTAGGTATGCGCGTATGATTGAGCGTGTAAATAAACCTACATATGTTCCAATTAACCCTGAAACAGATCCTTCTATTTTTAGAATGTCTACAATATCAAATGTAGAAGAATTGCAACCTTTTCAACAAGCGCTACTACAAACCCTAAAAGATTTGTATGATAGAGGAATTAAACGTTACAAGGGGAATTGTTGTATTCAAATAAAAACCGACGACGGTGCAGGAACGAGGGCTTGGAAAGCTTTTGAAACTATAAAGGAGTATGTATATGGTGTCGCAAAAAAAGAAGTCCAATTTGATTTATGGAAAAATTTAACAACTAGAGCTTCGAGTCATAACGATCTCATTAGACATCTCGAGAATACAAAGGATATGCAGTTCCCAGAAATTAAGAAAGATCGGCATGTGTGGTCATTTAAGAATGGTATCTTCTTGGGTAAAGAGTTTGATTCCGAACGTTCTGATATAGATCCTGAAAAAAATATCGTTCGTGCGGTATATCGCTCTAATTTTTACACATATGATTCGATAGAATTCAAAAATCTGGACCAATCTGTGGTGAGTTGTAAATATTTCGATCAAGAATTTCCTGATTATACTAATATAGATTGGCGTGATATACCAACTCCACATTTCGATTCAGTACTAGATTATCAAAATTTTAGCCGCACTCCATGTTCGGAACTAGGACGACCGAAAACTTCTGTTTATGAGTGGATTTTTGCTTTAGGAGGCCGTCTATGTTACGACGTAAATGAAATCGATAAGTGGCAATGTATTCCATTTTTTAAAGGTGTGGCGCGGTCAGGAAAATCTACATTGATTACGAAAGTTTTTAGGAAATTTTACTGTACGGAAGATGTAAAAACATTATCTAATAACGTGGAAAGAAAATTCGGTTTATCAGCTATCATGGATGGTTTCATGTTTATCGCCCCGGAAATCAAGGGGGATCTCGCACTCGAACAAGCAGAGTTTCAATCAATTGTAAGTGGTGAAGATGTTTCTATCGCTGTAAAGCATGAAAAGGCGCGTTCATTTGTCTGGAATATTCCTGGTATTTTAGGAGGCAATGAAGTACCTAACTGGAATGACACTTCGGGTAGTATCGTTCGTCGTGTACTCACAACCGATTTTACAAAACAGGTACGTGACGCGGATCCTACACTAGAAAATAAACTAGAAGGTGAGATTCCTGCTATCATACAAAAATGTGTCCGAGCGTATCTCGAATTTGCTCAGAAATGGCCAGAAAAGGATATATGGAAAATCGTACCGAAATATTTTGAATCGGTTCAGAATCAGATCAGGGCTGCATGCAGTCCATTGGAAATGTTTTTGGCCGAGCCGTGTATCGGATTTGGTCCGGAAAAGAAATGCCCGCTTAAATTTTTCAAAAAGAAATATTCAGAATTCCATGGTGTCGCAAATAAAACACTCAATCAGGATATATGGGCGGGTCCATTCAGCTCGCGTGAGATTAGGGTGAAAAGAGTCACGGAACCCACTAAATATAAGAGTTGTGATGACACTATTGCGGTGATGGAGCAGAGTGGTACTGAATTTATTTTTGGGATGGATATAGTAGATATGTCAGCAAAGCCTGTAATGTCCATAGGAACTGAATAAAATCTTTGTATAACGTATGGGTTTATTCAGTGAGTTTGAAAATAACAATTCGAATAATACCTCTCCGGGAAAAAATAACCTAATTCGACGAGCACCATATCTAACGAACCAAGAGCGAAATAATCTACGAAATAATACGAGATTGAAAAAAAATAATATAGTCGCCAGACTTTCTAAACTGGTAGGAAACAAGTTAAAACGTGCAGACCTATCCAAGATGAAAATATCACCACTTCAGGTGTCTATATTTAATGGTATGATTAATGGAGATTCCAAAGCGGGGAATTACAGTGTGGATGTGAAAGAACTTCTTTATAAAAAACCATTCAAAAAACAACGCGTTATGGCGAATTCGAGTTTCGAAGTTGAAGTCGACTCTATAAAACTATTATATGGTCGAATGCAAATAGGTGCTAAACATACATTCACTGTAACCCCGAATTCGAATGCTGTTAATAAACATCGCTACTTTGCTGCTCAAATTGATGGACATAGTTTTGAAAATGGTGAAAAAAGAAAATTCTTGTTTAAAATTTATACAAATGGTAAGATGCAGATCGCTGGTGGAATTATAAATAACAATTCTAGACATCCTGAAATGATAAGAAGATTTGTAATAGATAAATACGCGTCTAAATATAAGTTTTTATATAATCCGATTAAATACGTAACATTGGTAGGTACATTTCAAACAAATGGCGCCATAAATTTGAGTGCTGTAGCGCGTGCATTTGTCAAGTCTACCGACATTGATTACGAACCCGAAATCAGACCTGCGTTGAAAATGACGTATTATGGTAATAACTTTCAATTATTTACATCTGGTAAAATACAAATTCTAGGTTCTAAGACTATTAAGGCATTGCATGACGCATATAACCCAATAGGTTATGATTTAGTTAAGACACTTAGGGTCATGGGTCTTTTTAAACCTGGGTATACCAACATAGCCAATAAACAGATATCCAAGGTGAAGCCTGCTATAAAAGGTAAGAATATACAAAGTGGTAAATCAAATAATGTTACATATTATAATAAGACAGGCAATTCTGAAAATGGTGTACGTATTGGTGGTCGCAAATGTATAACAATCGATAGACCACGATTAGTATCCGTGGCAGAAAAATTAGGGGTAGTTGATATAACTCGAAAAACTACCAAGCCGCAAATATGCACAAAAATAAAAGACGTTACATTTGGTTCATATAAGATAGATGGTAAACCATGTAGGGCACTTACAAGAGAGAGGCTCGTATCAATCGCGATAGCGCGTGGAGTATCAACTTCTGATAGTGATACCATTGATACATTGTGTAGCAAATTGAGTATACCTGTACGTAAACCTATAGATAAGAAGGAAAGTCGACTGGTGGAAGCTCGTAAAAAGAAGAAAAATACACTCGATAAAACGACTAAACAACGTATAGAAAAGAGGCGTTTATCGAATATTGCTATAAAACAGGATATTATTAAAGAATATGGAAAGCGTTGGATGAGTAAATATGCGAGTGTCATGCCATCATTGGATGTAGATGTAAAAGAAATTAAAAATCGTATAAATACCTTATCAAACAAAGATAAAAACAAATCTGGTGTTCCATTTAAATCCGCTGTCGATAAAATCAAGAAAAATTCCGTTCGTTCATGGAAATTTAATAGAGAGAGAAAATTAAATAATAAACTAAATAATATTAATAACAATCTGGCGAAGGAACTTAATAATATCTTAGAAGGAAATAATTCCCCGAATAGTAATTTATCTCCTAAGAAACGTAGATACCCCGCAGGTACGAAGGTTGAAGAGATATAAAGATGAACATTCTATTATAGAAAATGGATGATGTACGTATGTTATTTGTTCGTGTCGTGAATGAGAGTGGTCAAATAGTGATAGATGAAAAACCGAACATATGGAGTCGTAAAATACAATGTTCTATTTTAGAGAGTATATATCTTGTGATATGTTCTTATATACGAACAGAACGTGATAACGATGAAATGTGGGGTATGGGTACTTCGGAACGACGTTATCTATGTACTGACGACTTCTTAACAACTGACGACGAGAAGAAATGGATCGAAGATCATCGAACGAAGGATGACAATGGATTGATTATTCATATATTTGACAATGTCTATGATATGACACCTGGCAAACATAGAAGATCATTGTTATACCTTCTCAACATATTATATTTTGATTTATAAGTTTATGTGGTTCTGACATTTGTTTTATATGAGTTATGTGATATGAAAAGTCGTAATCGGGGTAAGATTCTTTTATTTTATCTGAAAAATTAAATCCTTCGTTTCTCATCGAAATCAGATTACATACAGCTAGTTGTTCAAGTTCGAGAAATGCATCTTCCATAACTATAAACTGGTGTATTAATTCAACCGGTAAATGATCTATTTTCATTTTCTCAACTATTTTTTCGGAAGCTCCATCTGAGATGTAAAAGAATTTAGTTTTATACCCCAATGTACTAACTTCACTTCCGTGTTTTTGATTCGCATTTTGTATGATAATAAATATTATCATACAAAATGTCAATACCAGTATCATTTAGTATTATTCAACATAATAAAAACATCATTAATTTTATGCAAGATTTTGTACAAATCATCAACCGTTTGAATATTTTTCGGGTTCAAGATTTCAAATTCAATTTGATATGACACAGCTTCTTCCGAATCATTGTCATGTACATCACCAGTTATAATCGTAATATCTATGGTGACATTTTTACGCTGAAACGATAGACGCCGTTTGTTCTTTTTTTTATCCATACTTCTATCAATATCTCCCGATACTGGTATCTCTCTTGATATACTGAATCTGAGATCAAATGGAATTGTACTACCAAGTTTGAAATCCTTATTCAGAACCCGATGCTTATGTACAACTGCTTCTTCTCCGGTAGCTTGATCGGTAGAGATTCTGAGACCATCAGATTCTCTATAAAAAACCTCATGTTCTTCGCATATAACCTTATCCCAACCAAGATATTTTGTAAATCCAATTTGAAGTTTATCGAAAACACCCTTACCAACATTTGTATCAAACATAGAACCGTTAAATTTACCCAATCTAAATTCGAGTTCGACATGTTCATAGGATTTATACTCCTCGACAATGGGAAAAAGTGTGTCAGTAAGTTGTCGAACGTCCATTACAATTCGAAAACGATGCAATTCTTTAAACGACTTAGGTCTATTATTTATATATATACTGTGTAATAACATCAGATGAATAAAAATTATGTTTTCCGAGACCCACAATTTTATTGAAAACTTCGTAGACTTGTTCGATTGTAGCATTGTCATGTTTTTCAATTACTTCTATAGCGT